AGGATAGTATTGTCTTTCTTGTTTATCCCATTTAAGTAAATTGTATTTACCATTTGTCATGTCAGAAACTATCGAACACGCAACACCTATAATAGCAGGATCACCAGTCAATAATAAATAATCTTCTGTTGTAAAATTTTTTAATGCTTTTCTTAATTTAAAAATTAACGGTCCAGGAGAAAATATTATTTGTGAAAATTCTGGAAGTAAAAATTCAAATTTACCATATTTAGCTGCACCCATAATATTAATTTTAGGAGCACCTGATTTGGTTCCAGAAACTTCTTGTATTACATATACTTTATTTTCTTTCATGCTTGACAATATAGGTATTAATTGTTATCTTGTCAACTAGAAAGAAGAAAAACTATGAACTATAAATTTAAAACAAAACCATACAAGCATCAAATGACTGCTTTAGAAAAATCATGGAACAAAAAAACTTATGCTTATTTTATGGAAATGGGTACAGGTAAAACAAAAGTATTAATCGATAACATGGCTATGTTATATGATAAAGGTAAAATAGATGGTGCATTAATTATAGCTCCTAAAGGTGTTGTAGGAACTTGGTATAGCAATGAATTACCTACACATTTACCAGAACATATAGAAAATGTGACGATTTTGTGGCAGCCAAATATAAACAAAAAACAACAACAAAAATTAGATTCTCTATTTGAAATAGAAACAGCTCTACATATTCTTATTATGAATGTAGAAGCTTTTAGTACAGAAAAAGGTAAAAAATTTGCAGATAAATTTTTAAGATCGCATAATGCAATAATGGCTATTGATGAGTCTACTACAATAAAAAATCCAAAAGCAGGAAGAACTAAAAATATATTAGACTTATCTCGTGATGCTAAATATAGAAGAATTATGACAGGTTCCCCTGTTACAAAAAATCCTTTAGATTTATTTACTCAATGTTATTTTTTAGATCCGTTTCATTTAGAACATGAATCTTATTATTCATTTAGAACTAGGTATGCAATTATGAAAACAGCAAATATATCTGGTAGACTAATAAAACTAGTTTCTGGTTTTAAAAATTTAGGAGAGTTATCTGACAAATTAAAAAACTTTGCTTACAGAGTTTTAAAGGAAGATTGTTTAGATTTACCAAATAAAATATTTATTAAACGTCAGATCCAATTAACACCAGATCAATTTAAATTGTATGATCAAATGAAAAAACAAGCTTTAGCTATACTTAAAGGTAAAGTTTCTAGTACAAAAAATTCATTAACACAGTTAATGAGGCTACAACAAATAACTTGTGGTCATTTTACCGATGACAATGGTGCTACACAACCTATAAAAAATAATAGAATTGATGAATTAATGGATGTGTTAGAAGATATAGAAGGTAAAGCTATTATATGGGCCCATTATCAATATGACATTAACAAAATAATAGAAGCTATTCATAATAAATATGGTCCGGGGTCCTTGGTTGATTATTATGGGTTAACTCCAAAAGATAAAAGACAAGATAATATCAAGCGTTTTCAGGATGACCCTAAGTGCCGGTTTTTTATTGGAACGCCCTCTACGGGCGGCTATGGCATTACTTTGACGTCTGCAAACACCGTTATATACTATTCTAATGGATATGACTTAGAGAAGCGTTTACAGTCAGAAGATAGAGCACACCGTATGGGACAGAAAAAACCTGTTACATATGTAGATATAAATGCTGAAGATACTGTTGATGAAAAAATTGTCCAAGCGTTAAGAAATAAAATAAATATAGCTTCTGAAGTATTAGGAGAACAACTTAAATCATGGATTTAATAGGACTATACGCGTAGCGCGCTGAAATTTTAAGATACGACTTTTCCGCCAGACCACTTCATGTCCGGTAATCCGTTTTCGTAGCTTTTCCCATCGTAGGTCAAAACTTGTTTTCTGTTCGCACCTTTTTCATTGTACGACACGTGTACCCAGCCACCTGCGGGATCATCTTTTTTGTAAAACTCTAAAATTAATTGATCAAAGTCTACGTTATTTTGTAACCAATAAGCTGTTTGAATATTTGGAACGCCTGCAATTTCAAAATCGACCGCCTGGCCTTTTGCATGTTGCGATGTCTTTTTGCTGCCGATTGCTTCACACAGCGCCTCGCTACGGTAACCCGATGTAATAGTTATTGGTTTTTCAAAATGTGCACGAACAGGTTCTAATATTTCATAACACACGTTCTCTAAATTTTTAATATCACCTGCTCCTGGTGAGTTATCAATACCTTTACGTGTTGCAGTCATTGACTTAGTCATTTCTTCAAGTTTAAAGTGTTTGGAAAGTTGCATAAATTTTTTTTATTGTGTGATTAATTGAAATATAACATAGATTAAACCGCTGATCAATGCGCCAGAAGTAATTAATAATATACTTTCTATTCTTTGTATTTGAGTTTCAATAGAATGTATCTTGTCATGAGTTTGCTTTTGCATTATTCTGCATAGCTTCTCATGTGATTCAATTTTTTGTAATGCTTCGTCTTTTCTAGCCATTATGTCCTTGCTGCTATTACCTTTTCAGTTGGTGATAATAATGCTTCTTCTGTTCCTGTCAAGTTAGTTATTGGATTTTTATTTGCTTGGCTTACCTGTATTTTTGGTAGTGGTGTTGAGGCTAATTGTGGCACTTGTGGTGCTACAGTCCCAATGTCAGGTAATGAAGATATAAAATCTGACTCATTAACTCTAAAATCTTGGTTTAATCTTTGTCGTTTTAGTAATTTAATTATTCTTTTTATTTTACGTTTTGTAGCACGATCTAAAACGTTTGGTATACCGTATTTTTTAGATTGATATTCATAAGCTTCTTCCATACCTTTTGTTATTTCAAAAGGTTTAAATTTATTTTTTTTAATTAATTTGTATAAAGATTTTTGACCACGTCTATCAAACTCTTCTTTTATTTTTTTATCCGACATATTTAATGCTTTTGCAGCATCATAATATTTTTTCATTTGATTAAAACTTTCTAGTTTTCTTTGATTTGCAAAAATAAATTGTTTAACAATAAGATCACTATCTTTTACAGGATCTTTTGTTAGTGTTCCATCATATATTAATCTTCTTTCATCAGATTGTTCAAATAAAAATTGTCCTATTCTACCATTTAATTTTCTTTCAACATCTAAAGGCACTTGTCTCATACCAATAAAACCTAACAACTCATCTGATACATCAAATTTTGTTCCATTAATTGATTTATCCATTACTGCACCAATCAATCTTTTAAATTGTGGAAGAGAACCTGGTGATAAATTTTGACCAACATGTAATGCAATATCTTTTGCTATTTCTCCTGCATGATCTTCTGGATTGTATATTCTTCTACCATCTTTATCTAAACCATTTCTAGCAAACACATCTAATACTGCTTGCGTCCAAATTGATTCACCAATAAAAGGTTCTAATTCTTTTCCAAAACCTTTTACTAATCCTTCAACTAATCCTGCTATCAACGGTTCATCAGGACTTGCATCAACATTAGATATCATTGTATTAATAGGTCTTATTACTGAATCATAAAAATAACCATTACTAAGATTTATAATTTTATATTTACCATTTTCATACACAGGTAAAATTACATCTCCTTCTGCATATCCATCTGTTAAAAACAAATCTTTAATTGCTGTTACTTGATCTCTTGTTATTCCATACACAGCTCTAGAAATTTCATAAGCTGCTACAGGTAGTGTTGCATAAGTTGTTGCCATACCAACCATACGTTTATATCCTATGGATTTTAACACCGGATCTCTAGATTGTTTTAAAGCTATCTGTGCTGAATTACCAGATGTTCTGTATATCTCAGATTTAAATGATGCAAAAGCACCAAACGGAGATTTTCTTAAATTTTTAATTAAATCATTTACATATGCATAATTAGGCACAGTAAGTCTTACAATTCTAGCTGCTTCTTTCATTAGTTCTAATTGGCTAGGCATTTTAACAGCAGTGCCATCTAAATTTTTTACATTATTTTTTATAGCTGTCCTGTATGCATCATCTAATTTAAAACCTTCAGCTAAATAATTATATATTCTAAATAAATCATCTTCAGCAATATATAAATCTTGTGCTAATCCTGATATTGTTTTTAATCTTTTACTTGTACTGTTAAAAACTTTAGATATAAAATCTCCTTCTCTAACCATAACGTCTTGAAATAAACCAAGGTTTTCTCTACCTCTAACACTTTGGTTTGTAACACCTTCTTCTAATAAAAATTTATATAACTCATTACCTTCTGGTGCGTTTCTGTATTTAGGATTTTTAGTTGCTCGATACATAAGTTGTGGTTGAATAGCTTTAATAGATTTATTCATAAACTCTAATATTTTTTGAGGGGGTATAAAAATGTTACCACTATGAATAGTTGTAGCAGCAGCTGTTGTTAAATTTCTAGTGTGTGTAAATGGACCAAATACTGTTTTTGCAGCGTTAGCTAATCCTTTAGGAATTAAAACTAACATACGATATGCTAAACTTTGAGTTATAGGACTACCTGCTACTTCATCTCCAAGCTTAAAAGCTTCTGCCCAATTTTTTTTAGTAAACATTCCATCTAATGGACTAGTATATAATTCTTCTGCTAAACTATTTGTAAGTTTTAAACCTTGTGGACTTGTGATTATATCTGTTTTTGATGTTCTGTATGGAAATTGAACTAACGCTTCGTTATATGTTTTTGTAACAATAGGACGTTTACCTTGTTTAACTAAAGCATCGGATCCAGCTTTAATTGCATTATAGAATTGATCTCTTCCTACAATACTAGCCATGTCAGCCATAGTTTTTGTTACAACATTTGCATAATCCTTATACTCACCAAACAATTTTCTAAACGCTGCAAGATCAGATTTTGTTTGTATTAATCCACCTTTACCATCTGCTTTAAATTTACCTGCACCTGTAATGTTGTCAGCTATATTTTTAACTTGTGTCTGTGCGTCTGATAAAACATTTTTTACAGAGTATGTAAATTGAGGTGTTTTAGTTATAGGATTCTTAGATACATTCTTAAGTATATTATCAACTTGTATTTCTGCTGTTCCTGGAATGTATTGTTCCCCTCTTTGTAAATTAGCTTTTGCATTTCTTTCAAATATTCTAGCAACATCTTTTCTAAGTTCATTAGTAGGTTTAAATTTATGTACAAAACCCATGTTTTTGTCAAAAATTTTATAGTCATTTGCTAAATATTTATATCCTCTTTCAAACATTAGATCATTAAAATCTTTTAATCCTGTATTTATATTACCACCTTCAAACAAAGTGTTTTTCATTTTAACAACTTTATTTCTAAATGTAGTTGCGTTATCTATTAAGTTAGAAACATCATCTTTAGTTGCTCCTATTTTTTTCATTGACTCACTAAAAATTTTTACAGCTTCTTTGTTAAAACCTTCAAAGACAATTTTGTTTTTACCTTTAATTTTTTTAACTGCATCTTTTGTTGTCATCATAAAATCAGCAATAGTTCTGGATAATACTTCTGGTTCTATTGATTGATTAACTTTTTTAGTATTGATAGACATTTTTCTTAAACTGTCATCTATGTTTCTTATAAAATCTTTTGCAACTATTGCAGAACTTGATTTAATTCCCTCTAGTTTTTGTGTGGCTTCAAACACTGCTCTTGGTTTGTCACTTCTAGATCTAGTAAACCTGGTTGATTTTTCAATAGCTCTATCTATCTTGCTTGCACTTTGAGCCATATCATCAGTTGCATTCATTATTCTTCTTGTAATTTTAAATGGTGCAACAACAATTGGTATTAACGGAACTGCAAGCTCCGCTCCAAATTTAAATTTATTAATTAGTTGTCTGTAAGCATCGTCTCCTGCCATTTCTTTACGGTCACGATCTAAATCTGTTGGTAACCAATCTGTATAATCAGATTTTATATCTCCTATAGTTCCTATATCTTCTGCTTTCATAACTACAGCCCCAACACCAAGCCCTCCACCTACAGTTATACCAGCCCATTTATCAAATCCAGATTTTTTATTTAAGTTATCTATTTTATCTTTAGCTTTACTTAATGTTTTATTGTTTGTAGTCTTTACATATTTTTTACTTTTAATTGATTTGACTAACTGTCTTGCTTTTTGTGATATTTTTTCTACAGCAGGTATGGCAGTTTTTTGTGCAATTCTTGTTGCACCAATTAATTGAACAACAGCTTGTGTTATTCTACCTGATGCAGTTTCAAATGCATCTTTTTCTGCTTGTTTTTCTATTTTACCTAAAATAGTATTTTCAAATGCTTTGTTAAATTGTTCTGCTAAACCTTCATCAACTTTAACATCTTTACCTAAAGCTTGTCGTGCAAGATCCGTGATCAAAAGTCCAAAGTTAACAACACCTTTTGGTATTTTAATTAAACCACTAACCGATGCACCAGCTAACGATTCTGATAAAGCTGTTTCATTATATTTATCAGATGGAATACCGACCTGTTTCGTGATCCCTCTTCCTTTGTCTTTAGAATCTTGTTGTTTTTCATAATCAAATTCTCTTTTCTCATCATCAAGTCTAAACCTAGATCCTTTACCTGGGTATAAAAAATTAAGAGTTCTAACCATGGGACTAGGATCATTAATAAATTTCTGTCTGGCCTCAGACATTTTTCTTTTTATGTCTTTAGATGATGCACCATCTTGTAATGCTTTCTCTGCTATTATTCTTAATTGTAAATTAATGTATCCTTCATCTCTAAGGATACGCATAGACTTATCACCAACGTCTTTAATGCTTTGTAATTTATCTGATTCTTTATCAGTTGGTTTAATAATTTTTTGAAGTAAATTTCTATCTTCAGCCATGATAAATCCTAGCTTTCAGGTTGCTGGATAGGTATAAATTGTTTTCCAGATTTTCTATAAAATTTTCCGTCTCTGTAGTTGTAGTAAACCATGCCATCAATATATTGATCAAAACCAATTGATATTTCTGTTGTTTCTGTTGGTAAAGTTAATGTGCCATCTTCATCTAAATCCATACCAGTTAAAGTTTCTGTTTCAATAAATAATTGATCTGTATCAATATCATCTTTAGTTATTCCTTCAATCTTACCATCAAGTATCTCTTGTGCAGCTTCAGCAACTCTCATAGCAGAATCATAACCAAGATCTTCATCTTGTTTAATTAAAACACCTGCTCTAGTATCAATTGTTTCTGCTCTTAATTCACCCGGTTCTTTTTTAACACCATAAACTATTGAACCTACAGCTTCTTGTAATGCTTCTGCATAAGTCATTTTTTCTCCGTCTGAATTTAACATACCCGATGCTATCATATCGTTTGCAAGTTTTTGGGCTCTAGACATATCGGCATCACTTAAATTTTTAACAAGTTCCGTGATCATTGATCTTTCTTCACTTTCTGCTTGTTGTGAGTATGCTTCTTGAAGTTGTTTACCTTTTTGAAACTGTGCAAATGGTTCTCTTGCTGATGTTGCAACTTGTTGAAATATGTTACCACCTCTTGGTCTTGATACTAAATCAAGTCCCATGTTAATTAAAAAATCATTAAAGTTAGTATTAGTTCTTTGTGTTCTTGGAGCTAATTGATTAATCAAATCTCTTTGATCTGTAATTTTTTTAACATCTCCAGCTGTAGCATAGTTTTGTCTAGGTGCTTGTAGTCCAGATGTAATACCTTCACCTGTTGATCCACCCATTCTAAACATTGGTCTTCTTAAAGTTCTATTCATTAGTTTTTGTTGCCTCTAATATTGCCGTAGATACCACCCAACGTTGATCCTATTCCAAGAGCTGTTGCTAATGGTGATGCGTTAGGCTGCGCTGTAAATTGATATTGTGCTGGGTATCCTCCCATTAAACCAGTTACACCTTGACCATAAATACCTAATCTTTCTAATGGCTCGTATGCAGCTAATCTGTTTGCTTCTTGTTGTGCACCTAGTACAGCTTGTGCTTGAGCTTGATCTGCGGCGCCCACCTGACCCGCTCTTGCAATATCTGTTCCTTGGAATCCTTGTAATGCTCCACCTAATCCTGTTTGGAATTGACCTAAACCTAATTGACTTTGAGCTAGACCTGCTTGTTGTCCAGCCATTGCACCTCTTTGACCAGCAAAACCTGCTTGTGCCTGTGCTAATGCTGCTCTTTGTCCAGCCATACCTGCTGATTGTCCTGCTTGACTTGCTTGTGCTTGACCTAAACCAAGTTGTGCTTGACCTAAACCTAATTGACCTTGTGCAAGTGCTGCTTGTTGTCCAGCTAATGATCCTGTTGCTTGACCTAAACCTAATTGACCTTGTGATAACATCATTTGATTTTGTAAATCTGCTTGTCTTGCAGCTTGTGCTTGACTAAATCCTTGTGCTTGTAATGATGCTTGTAGTTGTGCTCTGTTTCTATCTGATTGTGTTTGGTATTCTGATTGCATAACACCTTCACGACCACCACCAAAACCACCTAGTGCTACTGCTTGATCTGATATTGCTTGTTGTCTTTGTGCTGCTTGTCTATCAAATTCTGCTAATGTTGTATCTATAACTTGTGATTGATATGGTGACATGTAAGATGCAACAGACCCTGTTCCAGTTCCTGCACCTGTTCCAGTTAATCCTGCAGCTGTACCAAGACCTGTTCCTGCAGCACTAATAAATGGTGATACTCCTCCAAGTGTAGTTCCTGCTTGACCTAATCCTGTTCCTGCTGCACCTATAAAAGGTTGTACACCTGCAGTTGTTGTTCCTGCTGTGCCTAAAGCTGATTGTGCTCCTGTTAATTGTGTACCAGCAGTTCCTAATGCTGTTCCTGCTCCTGTTAATTCTTGTCCTGCAATTCCTAATCCTGTTTGTGCTAAACCTAATCCTGTTCCAGCTGTTGTACCTGCTTGTTGTGCTGCTGTTAAAAATGGTTGATATGAACCAATACCAGTTCCTGTTAATGCTGTTGCTTGTTGTTGTAATGCTGTTTGACCTGCAACAGATGGTGCAAATGTACTTGTTGCAATAGGTTGAGAAGTTGTAGCAGCTAACTGCTGTGCATAATCTTTACCAAGATCTTCTATAAACTGTGCGGGTAATGCTCGTGTTTCTGTTATTGCCATTATACTTTTCCGCCTTTCATGAATGCTCTACCTAAACCTCTTATTGATATTCCACCGCCTTTTAATTTTGTTCTTCCACCTTTTGCCATTTTTTTGTACTCTTGCATTGTTTCAGAGATTGCTCTATCCTCAGCTATATTTACACCCTCATCAAAATCTTTAGCATGTAAGTGTGCTTCTTTTGAGCCAGCATATTTTTTAAATTTTTTATCAAATATTTTTCCTGCTTTTTCTATTTTAGCGTCTTCTTTTTTTTGTTTTTTTTCTTTTCTAGCTGTTTTTGTTGATGGATATTCAAATGTCATTATAATACTTCTCCAAGTCTTTGTTGTGTTGCAAACATTTCTCTAGCACCAGATAATCCTTGTGACGCTTTAGATACTTTACCACCTGCTTCTAAATTTTCCATCATGTTCTCCATGATTTCTGCTCCTTTATCTATATCTCCGCCTCCTGCATTTCTAACAGCATCTGCAGTAAATACAAACTCATTTTTTGATAATCTTGCTGGAACATCATCTGCTCTTTCTTGACCACCGATAGGTACAAAGCCACCTTCGTTTCTATAATCTTTTTCCATACCACCCATATCCATCATACCACCTTCTTGGGCCATGACTCTATCTGGTCGTGCCATTGGTTTACTTCCATATGGATCCATATCGTCCATCATTTCTTCTATTTCAATAATCTCTTGTTCATTTAATAATTTTAATGGTCTGCCATAATATTCCATTGCAAGATTTTCCATCATGCTATTTCTTTCATCCATAGGATCTGGAGCTGATGCCATCATTATACCACCTTCGTTAGCCATCATTCTACCACCCATCATAGGCATACCTCTACCCATCATAGGATTCATCATACCTCTAGCCATCATAGGATTCATTCTAGCCATCATAGGATTCATCATTGGTTGTCTCATTGGCATTTGATTAGGCATTGTTGGTGTTGCTTGAGCCATACCTGTAGATTCATCATCAGGAAATGATCCTGTATCTACACCTTCCGATACCATTGTTACTGGAGGCATACCTGCGCTACCACCTAATGCTAATTTTTTAATTTCATTTTCGTCATCATTAATTCCATATATTTCATTTAATGCAGCAGATCTTAAACTTGCTATTCCACCCATGTCATAACCTATTCTTCCACCATCAGCTGCATAACTAGTTGGTTGTAAAAAAGGAAACATTGATCTATCTAAATTTCCTCTATTAATCATTTCTCTAAAACCTTGCACTCCATTATATTGATCAAATGGACTTGATCCACGAGAGGATTGTGCCATAGCTTCATCTAATGTTGGTTGATTTTTTTCTGTTTTTTTTGTGTATAATCCACCAGCAATAGCTGGTGCAATAACAGCTGCGAACGTTCCAAGTCCTGGAGTTTTAGATTTTCCAGATAATGCATTACTTAAAAAAGTGCTTGCTGCTTCTGGATCTGTTTTTGCTAATAATTTATATGCATCGCCACTAACTACTTCTTTTATAATATCTGCTTCTGATTGTTTACTAAAACCAGGTATAAGATTTCTAATATTAACTAAATTTCGTAAATTACTTGGAGTTTTTAAACTTTTTAAAAAACCCATATTTTTTTTTGCACCAGATAAACCTTTTAATCCACCAAGATAAGTTCCACCTGCATATAATAAAGCTGCTTTACCTAAAGGTGATTTTGCAATTTTCTTAACTGCTCTAGTTGCTTTCTTAACTAACTTACCTAAGAAGTATCCTTGTCTAAGGTCCGTGATCCCTCCACCAGCGTAACTGGCTCTACCACCGTCTGCTAATCTAAATTGATCAGGAATAGAGTACCTTGAAACAAGATCATCTGGACGTAATTCAAATTTGTTTTCATCTTCTAAATCTATATCTGTTGTAATTGGTTCTGTAACTTGTGCCATAGTATTTGGAAAAATTATTTGTTGACCATCTCCATCGCCAACATTATCATCATCATCATCATTAATTGAAGGTGAAATTTTTTTATTTTTTATGTTAGATAAAAGATTTATTAGTATTCCTGTTGGAGAAATATTTTTATATAAATCTATTGCTTTTTCTAAAACAGTTGGTCTTAAAGAATCTAAATTTTGATTCATTACATTTCTACCATATTCAGAAAACTGATCGATTGCACTTCTGTCAACAGGTGCTATTGTTGATGCTGTAGTTCCTCTAGGACCTTGAAACTGATTTATAATTCCTCGTTCTCTATTGGTATTTCCATCACCTCCTCCGCTACCCATATTAGCACTTTGTGATTGGTTAGATTTATTTCCCATATCCATTCCACCACCTCTAAATGCTGTTCTCATCATACCACCATCTTTAACATCTTGTCTTGCTTCAGCTATAGCTTGTTCCATAAACTGTTGCATAGACATAGGTTCTAATCCTTGCTCTTCCATTTCAAATACATACTTTGCGTACTCTTCTTCTAGTTGAGCCATTTGGAATTCAGCCATTTTTTGCTGGTCTTCTTGTGGTGATTTAGGTCCTTGATTACCTGAGTAAGTAATTTCTGGTGCACCTGTATCTAATGATTCTAATCCTGTTTTCATATAATTTTGTATGTTAATTTAAAAAGCAGGAATTTAACCTGTGGTTTCTTATATTACCTGTTTTTGTCAGGTAAATCAAGCTATGTTGTAACTACTCTTTTCTTAACCTCAAGAGCAGATACCACCACATGTAGCCTGTTTGCTGTGGCAGCTGTTACTTTTAATACTTCACTTTCTTCCATTACTAAAGGAGCTGTAAGTAATTCTGTTGTTGCATTAGCAGATATAGCTTTAGTTTTAAAAAGACTAAATACAGCATCTGATGTGTCGGTAATTGTAATCGTTATAGTATCTGCATTTCCTGAATCTTCAGACACTAATATAGATTTTATAATAGAAGTTGTAGCGCTAGGAATTGTATATATTGTAGTAGCACTAGTTGTAGTTAAATCTTTTTTCTTATTTACAAATGTATTAGCCAAAGTAATATGCCTCCGCCTCTGCTTCTTCTTTTAAATCTTGTTGAAAAGTTGTGTTTAATTTTTGTACGATACTATCTATATCTCTAACTAAAGATTGTTGTATTTGTTGATCGTAGTTTTCTAAAGGCTGTGTTAATGATTGTACTATTCTTGCCATTATCTTCTCCCGTCTGGTTGTATATCTAATCTAAAAGTACCAAGTTTCCAAAATTGACTTGTACTTGTGTTATCTATCTTTAATGATATTGATCTTGCTCTAGCACGTGTGTCAATTTTTTGTGTACCTGATGTGACCGTAAAAGGACCAAGCGTTGAACTAGCAGATGTGTCATTAGGAAAATCTCTTAAATTTAATGTTATTCTAGCGTCTCCTGTTTGTGATAAAAAGTCAGGTATTACTCTTCTTATTTTCATCATAAATTCACCATCACCAGCAAGTCCTTGTTGACCAATATCAAAATCTCCAGATTCAATCGATGCTGTAATTGCAGTCGTTGCACCTTCTTTAACTTGGTTCAATCCTGTTTCGTGTTCAAAGTATGTTGATGTACCATCAGTGTTTCCATAAATATAATTAGTATCTGTTGTAGCAGTTGTACCATCAGAATCATATTCTGTTGCATGCGGTTTACCAAACACAGCAGAATCCTGCCACGCAGTTCTTGCTAATGTGCCAACAGTCCACACTGGTCTTTCTGGAGTAGAGTCTAGATAATTATAAGTTACAACTCTGTTAACTGTGCCTGATCCTGAGTTAGGATAAAACCACATAACTTCACCAAACAAGTTATTAAGTCCTGCATTGATATGTTGTTTAGGAATTGTATTAATATCATCATAAACATGGTCTTCAACTAAACATGGAAGAGATTCTAGCTTACCAGTATATCTAAAGAAACCATTTTCTGACATCCAATATGCAGCACCATCAACTTCAACGCAAGCATTCTTACCAATCAATCCACAGTTAGTTCCAACTTGTTGAAATGAAAATGTAAAAGGACTTCCTACAAAACGCATAATAAATAATGCTGTATCAGTCCAAACGTAAATTGCATCTCTACCTCTTAAAGCTCCTACAATCTTTGATCCATCTGCAAGTCTTTGTGTACCTGCTGTATTAGTAGCTGATGGCGCATAAGATGTTGCTTCATTAATAGATTCTTGGTCCGAGAACCTAATATACATTTCATCTCTTGTGCTTGATGTACCAATAGTTGTTTCTGTTCCAAAAAATATTAAGTGTCTATCTGGAGTAGATACTAAACTAAAAGATGATGCAGTTGGAGCGTTAGCAAGTATATTTGCTCTTGTACTTGTTCCACCCACTGGATCAGAATCCCATTCAAATGTTTCTCCACCAAATATAGTCGCAATAAGTTTATTACCAAAATTATCTAATGACCATAAACCAGGTGCTGTTACAACGTCTCCTGACGCTGCAGCATTCCATGCAAAAAATTCTGATGCATCGGTTACTGTATCACCACTTGAGTGTGACGCTGCAGTTGTACCGTTTGCTCCTCTAGTTAGTCCTGTTAAACTATTACTACTATTGCCTGTGTACGTAATTAATTCATTATTAATTAATACAGTTCCTGAAGAAGGAAAAGAAGTTGAACTTGCCATACTTAATGTTGTAACTGATGTATTAATTGAAGATGAAAGAGTCGATGTAAATTGTCCTGTTTTAAAACCACCCCAAGGTCCAAGTCCCCAACCTGTTGATGCAACTTCAGTTGCTGGTCCGACCGGATAATAATGTTTGACACGAATACCGCCAGATGTTGAGGCACCTGATCCTGATTCGCTTGAACCAACATTAATAGTTAATGTTGTAGTTGATGGTACAGTTGTTACCATAAATTTGTTGTTATCAAAATTTTGAGAATTAAAATTAGAATTTGTAATAGAGCTAAAGTTATCTAGTAATATAATATCAAATTTATTTATATTATGAGCAGATGAAAAAGTTAATGTTACAACAGCTGATCCATTAGTTGTAGAAAAAGCTGATGTTAAAGTTGTTGTCGCTTTAATTGGATGTATATCATAAAAGATACCACCCGAATAAACGTATAAAATTCTATTTGTACCCAACGCTGCATACTTAATACCTGAAGCATTAACAAAATGATGAATAGCTGTATTACGTCCTGTAATATCAACCGAACCTAATTGAGACCATCCACCTATTTTTTCAGGACTACCATATCTAAATCTAACATTGTCTCCTGCAACCCACTGACTCTCGCCGCCAGTAGATGTAACTTGTTTATTAAATCCTGGTGAAAATTTTACTTTTTGTAGCATATAATTTTAATTTTTATTATATATATACTAAAAATTAAAGATAATTAAAAGATAAAGATATTCTGTCTTTTTTACTATAATTAGGAGTAACTAGGTGCTCTATCCAAGATGGAAATAAATATAATGTGTTTTCAATAGCAGGAAGGGTCCAGTAAGAAGCATTTAACGAATTAAATTCCTTAACACTGCCTTGCGTTAAATGATAGTCAATATAAAAAGACCTTTTAAATTTTATTTCTCCGCATTTTTTTGAAGTTTTAATATAATAAACCCCAGATATTAAACAACCTGGGTGAGTATGAATAATATTTGAATCCCTATATGAATTAATATTTATCCACATATTAGAAAGCTGTACTCGTTTTTTAAATTTGAAAAGTTCACTATATTCTTGAACTGCTTCATTAATCTTTAACATTAAAGAAGTAGTTTCTTTACTAATTTCTGTTATATCAACACTTTGCCAACCACCTTGATTACTAACTATCCTACCTTTAGATTTCTTTTTTAATTTATAAGAATACTTTTGTAATTCTTTTAAATTTTCATTAAAAGAAGAAGACCCTACACCAATAGTAAATACATCCATTACTTTCATTAAATATATTTTTTTTTCAAAAATTCATACAATGAAGGACAAACAGAAACTTTATCTTTCCATTCTTGTTCTCTTATATCTAGTTGAAGTGTTCTTTCTTGTGCATCACTTTTTAAAAAATTAATATCACTAGAATAATTACCATGTTTTAATGAATTTTCATCAGTAGGAAAAAATCTCATTCCAGTTCCTATACAATCCATTCCTGCAGTTGTTGGATAATGATAATCATTAAAACACCATTGATTAATAGATTGAAAAGTGCTGTTTCCATGAATAACATTTTCATCGATATTGTATTTTCTATTTTGAATATCTCTCCAATATTTTGTATCATTTCTTATGGTTAATGCATAATGAGCGGCAACAAATTCAGCAAATTCGTGAAAAAATCTTTTACAAGACATATTAAATTGTTGTTTAACAAAATTAGATATTACCGGTCTATTTAAAATTTTAACTAATTTAACTAAAAATTCATGCACAGTTAATAAACCATTGCTTTCTAAAGGCTCAATAAAACCAGCAGACATTCCAATAGCACATACATTTTTAACAAAAAGTTTATCGTGAATACCTACTCTCATTTTTAATTTTTTAAACTCTAAATCATTTTTTTTTAAATGTTTTTTAAATTCTTTTAAAGCATCTTCATCCGAAATGTATTTATCTGAATAAACATAACCAGTACCAATTCTACTCCAAAGAGGTATAGTCCATACCCAACCATTATTAATAGCTTCACAATTAGTATAAGGAACTAATTGTTTTTTTTTATTTGTATAAGGTAGCTTAGTTGCCCATGCAGAATTATTAGGCAACATATCTTCATAACTTTTAAAAGGTTCTTTTAAAGTTTCACCTAGTAAAAGTGATTTCCAACCAGTGCAATCTATAAATAAATCTGCCTTTAAAGTTTCTTTTGCATCAGTTACAACTTTTTCTATTCCGTTTTTATTTTGATGTATTTTAATTATACTTCCTATTTTAATTTTTCCACCGATTTGTATAAATTTTTTCTTTAGCCAATTAGCAAATAAAGTTGCATCAAAATGATAAGCTACATCTTTTTTAAAAGAATATCCTTCTAAACCCACAGTTATATTTTGAGTATCAGTTAATATTTTATTTTTATTTACTAAAGACATTATTGGATAATGCATATCAGCGTAATTAGAAATAAGTGTTTTAGGATATAATATTTTTTTAAAATACCAATCGTTCAACTTAGCTTTATTCCCTTCTGTAACAGGTTGTCCAAAAGGATAATGAAAACCACCATCTTTTTTACTGTAAAAATTTTCAAACCGAATACTCATTTTATAAGAAGCATTACACTCTTTCATAAAATCATCTTCAACTATGCCTACTAAAGCAAGCCACTGATTAATATGACCTAAAGTGCTTTCACCAACTCCTACTGTAGGTATATTTTTACTTTCTATAAGTGTTACATTTTTTTTAGGAAATAATTTTTTAAGTGTATAAGCAGACATGACACCTGCACTACCACCGCCTACTACTAATATATTTTTCATAATATTTTATTTAAAAGGAGGGCCAGTGACCCATCCTACTAAAGAATTTCTTTCTCCTTTGGTAACTTTTTTTACTTGATGTAAAACATAACTTGGAAATACAAGTAAAGTTCCTTGTTCTTTTAATAAAGTTGTTTTTTTACTTGATAAATGTAAATTAAAATCTCCACCTTTATATTCTTTTGGATTAGATAATTGTAAAGAAAAAGATAATTTTCTTATAAGCCCTTTAAGAGAGGTTTTATCCATGTGTTTATCGTATTTACCATTAGGAGCAACATAGTTTGTAAATTGTAGTCCTTCCTGTAATCCCCATAAATCAAAATTAAAAAAATTTTTGTTCATTTCTAATAATAATGAAGTTAATCTTTTAAATATAAATTCTGTTTCTTCACATGGAACTAAAAATATTATATTTGTTTCTCTTATTTTTTCTTCAATTATTGATTTATTTTTTTTTTCTAAAATTCCTGCTTTTTGTAAATTATATGATTTAGCAATTTTAATAATTTTTTCACATTCTTCTTTTGTAAAAGAATTTTTCCAATACGCCCAATCATTTACTGTTTCTGTTTGGAACGACCAACAAGTACTTGGCATCATAGCTTTCATATTTTTTATGTATTATATATATACATAATTTTTATAAACGTCAATATTAACAAATAAAAATTAATTTTGTACCCATTTTTGTTGACTTTCATTCCAAAAATAACCCGTTTCATTTGGTCTTGCTGTAGGGGGTTCCCATCTACCTGTGTTTTGATCTAAGGTCCAACTATCATAAATTTGTGGATCTGCAAAAGCATTTCTATCTGGGTCGTATACACCGCCTACTGCTGCTTTTGTTCTTCTAAATACTTTTGATTGATCTGAATGTGGTGTACTAGAATTAACTTGATAGTACACACCATACTTAGTGTTATATGAAGTTTGTTTCCAATTAGTATTTGAGCCAAATAAAGATTTTAAAAAAGCTATTCCTTTATCTTCACTTTCATTTCCATCATCTAATAATTCATTATCATGAACGGATAAAGTTCTTAAAACAACATTATTATCATTTAATTCTGCAAAAGTTGCCATTATGCTGTATAACTCCCTGTCCCTGTAAATTTAAGAATTTTGAAATCTCCACTTGTAGTAACCGTTGGTGATCCTGTTACAGTAGTAGTATAACTTGCAGTTGGAACTTTTAAAATAACAACTCCTTTGCCACCTGATCCTCCTATCCCATTATGTTGAGGTGCCTGTCTTTCAGCTCCACCGCCGCCACCTCCAAGATTTGCTGTTCCTGGTTGACCAGGACCAACTGATCCAGTTCCACCACCTCCGGATCCTCCAGATCCGCCTGATCCTCCTGGGTGAGAACCCCCTCCGCCACCTCCAGCGTAAGTTACCGATGATCCTGTTATTGAATTTGCTGATCCATTTCCTCCAGCACCCCCTCCAGGGCCACCTCCATTACTACCAGCTTGTCCGGCACCTCCGCCGCCTCCGCCGCCATAACCTGGAGCAACGTGAAAACCATTTCCTCCAGCTGTTCCTTCAGCTGGGCTATAGCCTCCTTCATTTCCTGCTCCTCCTGCACCTACTTGAGGTGCACTTCCTCCTCCACCTGATCCACCATTAGTGACTGAAGAATTGGTTCCTCCTGGTCCACCACCAGTTGAAGAAAGCGTAGTAAAACCTGTTCCTGCAAACGAAGAATTACTTCCTTTTGCTTGTCCAGATCCACCATCACCAACAGTTACTGTATATTGTACTCCTGGTGTAATTGCATTATCTGCAAGATTTCTAAATCCTCCAGCTCCGCCGCCACCGCCGTGACAACAATTTGCACCGCCACCACCTCCAGCAACTAAAAGTATATCTATATTATATGGAGCAGCACCTGCTGTTCCTCCACTACCAAAACCTAAACTTCTATATCCAAACATAATTTATTTTCCCTATGCATCATTAGCTGCATCAGTTGTAAAAAATATTTTAATACCATGTAATCTCATGTCACCTGCCATATCATCATTACCATCAGATACATCTCTACCTATTCTAAAATAACAAAGATCATTATCTGCTGGAGTTCCGGCAATTGTTACTGCACCACTTTCAGCAGTAACTAATAATTCTTCAACAGCTCCTTGTGCATCATCTGTAACAACTACAGCTGATCCATAAGCAACATCAATAGTTTCATTATCATTCATTGCAACACCTTCTAAGGATATAGCAACACCTGTAGTAGCCGCTAAACCAGACCAAAAACATTGAAAAGTAATCGTGCCTAAATTCCATGACTTAGGAAATGCTACTGCAAATTGTGCAAACTCATCACTGTCTTTATCAAAATCTAAAACAACCATATCAGGTCTTCCTGATGTAGTTTCTACTGATGTTACCGAAGCACATCCATTACTTTCAGTCGGTGTCATAGCGTTTGCAGGAATCCAAATAGTTTCTTTTCCAGCTTCTTTTAATGTTCCAACTCCATCTAATTTATTTATTTCTGTAGCTGTTGATGTAACATTAGTGCCAGCAAGTGAAAAAGTTCCACTTATATCACAAGTACCATTAATATCTATTGCAGTCGCTGTTAAATCTATTTCATCAGTTGCACCTATAGATAATACTGTTCCACTACTACCTTGTATAAATTGACTAGCATCATTAAACATAAGTTTATTTGTGCTGTTTAAAGTTAATCCAGTATCATTAGTATGTGTTAAAGTAGCGTCAGAACCTGCACCAAAAACAAGAACTGCTGAGTCAGATAATAATTTAAGGTCATTACCTATTATAGTATCTTTGGCTACACTTAAACCACCGTCAGTTTGTAATGATCCATCTGTTGTAGACGTTGCATCTGTAGTATCATCTGTTTTTAAAATACCACCAAAAGTACCAGTTCCAGAACCTGCTAAGTTTCCAACTACATCAATTAATGTAGCAGTTAATTCTATTTCATCAGTAGCAGCGATATCTAATACTGTTCCACTTGCACCTTGTATAAATTGAGTAGCGTCATTAAAACATAATTTGTTTGTAGAGTTTAAAGTTAATCCTGTACCATCTGTGTGAGTTAATGTTGTATCTCCATCTGCGCCAAATTTTAATACTGCAGAATCTGAAATTAAACTTAAATCATCACCAACTGTTAAATCTGTTGCAACCTTAACTGTTGTATCATCATCTAAAGTTAATACTGTTGTTCCATCGTATTGTTTAAATATTAAATCATCGCTATCTACACCAAGTTGAATTACTTGAGCACCTGCAGTACCATCCATATCTAATGTTAATTGTAATGTTCCTGCATCTTTAAATTCTACATTTCCACCTGCTGCATCAATAACAATATCATCACCAGAATCTATTGTAACATCTGCTGATGTGCTTCCATTACCAAGTGTGACTGCAGCGTCACCTGCTGCAATATCATCTGCTGCTACACTTGAAGCTGTAACACCACTTTGAAAATATGTTTTAAATGTAGCGGCAGTTGTCAATCTCATTGTACCACTATCATTTGTAAGAATTCCATCTGCATCTGCAACAGCAGTTGTTCCTGTTGAAGCACCACCATCTATTAAATTAATCTCTGCTGCGGTTGCTGTTACATTAGTTCCACCAATATCTAAAGTTGTTACAGATATTTCACCTGCAACTGTTGCAATACCATCGGCTAAAGTTATTAAATCTGTATCATCAGTGTGACCAATAGTTGTTCCATTAATAATTACATTATCAACTGTTAAAGTTGTAAGTGTGCCAACCGATGTAAGGTTTGGCATTGCTGTAATTTCATCGTCAAAGTATGCAGCTAAATCTGTAACTGCAACTTGAACCATTGTACCATTATCATTTAATACAACTCTGTCTGCATCTGCAATTGTTGTAGATGTGGCTGATGTACCACCATCAACAATGTTTAATTCTGCGGCTGTTGAATCCACAGCTGCAAGTTTAGTAAAATCTGCTTGTATTAATCCAGATACTCCATCTAACAAATTTAATTCTGCGGCTGTTGATGTAATTGCTGTGCTTCCAAAAGTAAGTCCGCTTTCTGGCACAACAATACTACTACCTGATTGTGCTGTAAAAGTATTTGCAGTAAATTGAAAATCATCTGCTCCTGCAATTTTAATATCTATTTGATCATCTGTGTCTGCTGTAATAGTTGTATCACCATCAGCATCTAAAACTAATTCTCTTCCTTCTATGTCAAGAGATCCACCAAATCCTGCATCAACAAGATTTGTTCCATCAGAGTAAACTAATCTTGTAGTTTTTTCTGATACACCAAAAGTAATACCTGTTCCAGATGCTGTTTTAAATTGTACAGTGTAAGCACCTGATGTGCCATTAGTTACAATGTAAACTTTTTCTACAGAGTCAGGTACAGTTACAATAGAGTTTCCTGTTATTGTACCTGTTAATTTTATAACAGCATGACGTGCAACTGATGTAGATTCTGTTGCATCACCATCTGTAATACTTAATGCTGTTGTTCCACCACTAGTTACTGCTTGTTCAACATAACCAGCAATTGATTTTTCTATTATATCTAAATTGGTATTAGTTTTTGTTCCCCATGTACCGGCGTTTTCGCCAGTTGCCATTTTTTCTATACCGAGATCTGTATAACTTGATGCCATAATTTAATTCCTATTGTGGTGGAGACTGAATTGGTATTCTTACAGTACCATCCGTGTAATCATCCCTTCTTCGTCTTCCAATTTGTTCTGCAGCAAACAACTGAATCTCAGCTTTATACTTAGACTCGTATAACTGTAGCATGTCCATTGGTCCTTTTAAAAAACCAAAAGCTTCTGCTAAACAACAATATAGCAGACCATTTGGAAAATTCATACTAATATAATTAGTGTCATTATTTTCAAATATACCTGGCACTGCATTGTAATGTATTTTATATGCAAATGTTCCACTTGGTGTTGGTGACACAATAATAGATCCAGAATTTGATGAACTTTCTCCAGTTGCTCCTGTATCTAACATAGCATAGTATTTTGGTGTTCCAGTAGACGTGGTTGCTGAAATATATTCTTCTAAATATGTTACATCTTTTTTTTCTAAATATGTATTTGCACCAGTGTAAGTAGATCCAGTTGCAGTATAAACTTGAACTCCTCTAATAAACACGGCTCCTGCTGGCACAGTTACAGTGCCTGTTCCTGCTGTAAAATTACCTGTAGATGTTTTTCTATCCGCATCTAAAGGGATATCTCTAAAAATTCTATATTGTGCATTTAAAATAATGTTTTCTATAACTGAATCTGACAATACAGTAGAACTAACTTCTGTATAACTTCTTATTTGTGTTTTTAATCCTGATGCGCTTATTCCTGCCATTATGCTGTAAGAGTTGCCGGACCTGCCGAGCAATTCTCTCCTCCTCCTGATATACCACCTGTTGTAGCAGTGTTTGTGTCTACAGTAAAGTGATAGAAATCTGTTGTGTTTGTAATATTGCCGCTTGAATCTCTTTTACCAACTGTAATAGAATATCCTGCAGATTTTGCAACATTCGATCCTGTTATACCATCAAATGATGCAGGGTTTGAAAAAGTTCCAGCAGTAGAAGGTGATCCTCTAAATCTTACAGTATCACTTGTTGATCTTCCGTGTGATGGTTCTGATACATTTATAATTCCTGATGAAGCTGCAATAGTTTCAAAAGGATTTGGTTTTAATATTGTTGCAACATCATTTTCTGTTCTATCAGTTCTTGCATTCATTAAACCTTCTTGAACCATTTCGTTATATGGAAATTCAAATCCTGATCTATCTGATATTGCTTTTGCGTATTTTCCTGTTGCCATTAAACTTTTCCTCCTTTATTAAATCTTCTTATACCAGCTAACCCGCCTTTTGCATGCAATGTTGGTTTTTTAATTACACCATATCCAGGGTTTGGATATTCTTCAATTGGAATAATTCCTTTTGGAGTTACAAGCATTTGTCTTTTACCGGGTTTGTATTTTTTAACTTTTTTCTTTGCCATTATATATTCGGGTAATAGTTTTTAGGAGTTATGTATGTACTAGCAGCAGAACCATCTTCTGATAGTGCTCTTGCTAATTCATCTTCGTAATATAACTTCATTGTTTGTGTTAATTGCGGATTTACTTTTTGACTTAAATAAAAAGCTAATCCTGAAACCATACAAGGTACGAATCTGTATGGAAGATCTGTTGCATCTGTATATGTAGAATCTACATCTTGTATTCTTTTTAAATAATAAAAATGTATGTCTTTAGATGCATTAGAAGAATCTGCTGTTGGGTAAACTGTTATTGTAGTTTTATCCACGAATCTTTGAACAAAAAATTGTGCTGGTGTTCCTTTAGATAACTTACTTGATAATGCAGAATACGTTGCTCTAGAAATTTTTGTTAACGAAGAATCTGATTGTGTAGTTGCTGTTCTATTAGATCTTAAAGTTGCTTCAAGAACATCTGCAACACCATAAGTGTTAGCAGGATTTGTAACAGCACTTGTGCCATCACCTGTTGCTCTATAAAAAGTGTATTCGGCTTGACCTTCAATTACATCTATATTAGCTTCACCAACTTCCCAATAGTGAATACCTCTATTACCCCATTCTTGAAAAAGAATATTTAATGATCTTCGTGCAGTTTTTAATTGATAACCAGAGCTAACTTGTATTCCAAGTCTCTCGTATGCTTCTTCGATAATCTCGTCAACAGCAAAAGTTTTGTCAAAAGTAACTGTGCCTGAAGTTGTATTGGCCATCAGTTATCTCCTAATATAATTTTTTAAATTCTGCTATTACCGTATACATGTTACCAGCATCTGCTGTACTT